CAAAATTTCCACCACCACTATTAAAATATGAATCGCCATAACTTCTTACTAAAGTTGTTACAACCCCACCATCTGCACCTTTTAGAACACCACCTGAAGAATTACCCTCAAGTCTCATGTAATGGTTAGAATCAAAAGCCGCTGATATAAGTCTGCTTCCAGTTGCTTGTATATTACCTGCTACATCTAAAGTCTGACTTGGTGACGAAGTACCTATACCCACGTTGCCTGAACTGGATATTCTCATGCGTTCTGTTGATGTTGGATATGAAGTATTAGATACTCCAAAGACCATAGCATTATAAGCATGAAGCTCTAGGTCATTATTATCTCTAGCGATTGCACAAGCACCATTAACAAAATTAATTTGGTGTGAATCGTTGTCTGTACCTGTTCCTGAAAGGGTAAATGTACCTGATGAAGTTATAGCACCAC